CCCTTCACGCTTTAAGGTTGTGGCTGCTGGCCGACGATGCGGTAAGTCTCACTTAGCTGCTGTTGCGCTAATCGTTAAGGCGCTAGACGGCAATCCGGGTAAGGTTTTCTATGTTGCGCCGACACAAGGCATGTCACGTGACATTATGTGGGACAAGATATGGGAACTAGCTGGCGACATAATCGTAGGGCATAACGTCAACAATCTAACCATTACGCTCGCTGGCGACAACACGATTTACTTGAAAGGTGCTGACAGGCCCGACACGCTGCGTGGTGTGTCGTTAAAGTATCTAGTAATGGACGAGTATGCGTTCATGAAGCAAGACGTGTGGGATGCCATCCTACGTCCTGCGCTGTCGGACATGCAAGGTGAAGCGTTGTTTATTGGCACACCGGAAGGCCGTAATCACTTTTATGATATGTATGAGGCCGGTGCGTTAAACAAGAAAGGATACAAGTCGTGGACGTTTACAAGCTACGACAATCCGTTCTTGGCCGAAGAAGAAATCGATGCAGCTAAAGAAACGCTGCCGGGCTGGGCGTTCCGCCAAGAGTACATGGCTAGCTTTGACGCTAGAGGCTCTGAGTTCTTTAACGTTGAGGAGTTTCAGTACTATGACGAACTGGACAAGACGACCGCTGGAGACTATTATATTGCTGTGGACTTGGCTGGCTTTGAGTCTAACCAGAGGGCCAAGACTAAACGCCGAGATAACTCTGCAATGGCTATTGTGTATGTGGACACATCTGGGTTATGGCATGTAGAAGACATTAAGTTTGGACGCTGGACGCTAGACGAAACAGTACGTAACATCTTTGATGCTGTGTCAGAATACAAGCCTGTCGGTGTAGGTATCGAAAAAGGTATAGCACAGCAAGCCGTTATGTCGCCACTACAAGACATTATGCGTAGGTCGCATAGAACATTCCGTATCGACTTGCTGACACACGGCAATCAGCGCAAAGAGGATCGCATACTGTGGGCTTTGCAAGGGCGCTTCGAACACGGCAAGATTAAACTAAAGCGTAACTCAGACTGGAACATGACATTCATTGATGAGGCGTCTGCGTTTCCGTCCAAGCTAGTACATGACGACTTACTAGACGCTTTAGCATACATAGACCAAATGGCTATTGTTCCATACTTTGAGCCAGATGAAACAGAATACTGGATGCCTATCGACGAAGTGTCGGGCTACTGATTGAGGAATTGATGTGGATATATTCAAGGACGACACAACAAACTTAACGTCTGATATGGACCTGCAAGAGTGGGTACTTAACAAGTGTCAAGAGTGGCGTGACCACTATACGTCCAACTACTCAGAGAAGCATGAAGAATACTATCGTCTATTTCGTAATCAATGGGCCGTAGAAGACAAGACACGAGAGTCAGAAAAGTCAAAGCTAATCGCACCAGCGTTGGCGCAGGCTATTGAGTCTAACGTAGCGGAGCTGGAAGAGGCTACATTTGGCCGTGGAAAGATATTTGACATTGACGATGATGTAGCGGATCAAGACGCTACGGACATTGAGTATCTACGTAAGAAGTTACACGAAGACTTTGAATGTGCTCGCGTACGTAGCTCTGTGTCTGAGTGTCTAATTAACGCTGCTGTGTTCGGCACAGGTGTTGCAGAAGTTAGCATTGAGGAAATTAAAGAATACGCACCTGCTACACGTGACGCAATGGACGGCGCTATGCAAGAGTACGGCGTTGAGATTAAGTATCGTCCAATCGTCAAACTAACGCCAGTGCTGCCAAAGAACTTCTTGATTGATCCAAACGCTACGTGCATTGAAGAAGCGTTAGGCTGCGCTGTTGATGAGTTTGTGTCACGACACGTAGTCGAAGAGCTGCAAGAGCAAGGCGTGTATCGTGAAGAGTACGTAGGTGACGCGCCGTCTGATGACGAAGTAGAAATCGACAGGGGCTTAGACGTACGCCCTGTGGATCGTATCCGCCTCCTGAAATACTACGGTAAGGTTCCACGTGACTTACTGATTGCTGCCGGTGTAGACGAAGAGGACATCGAAACGGATTCGTTCTACGTCGAGTCTATTGTTGTGCTAGCAAACGAAGGTGTGTTGCTTAAAGCTATTCCGTCGCCTTACATGATGCAAGACCGCCCTGTCGTAGCGTTTAGCTGGGACACAGTGCCATCAAGGTTCTGGGGCCGTGGTGTGTGCGAAAAAGGCTACATGTCGCAGAAAGCACTGGATGCTGAGCTGCGTGCTCGCATCGACGCCTTAGCCCTTACTACACACCCAATGGTGGCCGTAGACGCTACACGTATTCCACGTGGCGCTAACCTTGAAGTCAAGCCGGGACGTATGCTGCTAACTAATGGCAATCCGTCCGACGCCATCATGCCCTTTAAGATTGGCGGACTGGACCAAGTTACGTTTGCGCAAGGCGCACAACTACAGCAGATGGTCTCTCAAGCGACAGGCGCTGGCGACATGACGCAGCCCACAGTCCAAAACGATGTCACCGCTGCTGGCATGTCCATGAGTATGGGTGCTATTGTTAAGCGCCAGAAGCGCACGCTGCTTAACTTCCAAGAGAACTTCCTGCTGCCGTTTGTACGTAAGGCTGCATGGCGCTACATGCAGTTTGATCCAGAAAACTATCCGGTTAAAGACTACAAGTTTAAGCCGTTTAGTTCTCTTGGTGCTATGGCGCGTGAGTACGAAGTGTCACAGCTCTCGCAGATTCTTCAAGTTGTTCCGCCAGACTCTCCAGCACATGGCGCAATCATCAAAGGAATCATCGACCACTTAAACGTTACGAACCGTGATGAGCTTATCGCTGCTATTGAAGCAGGCTCACAGCCGGATCCACAAGCACAGCAAGCAGCAATGCAGCAGCAGCAAATGCAAACGGCTGTCCTGCAAGGCCAAGTGCAGCTACGCAGAAGTAGAAAGTCTCCATTAACGCCTGAAGACGTTTTAGAGCTTGCTAACGTCATTGCTGACATGACTCCAATAGTGGGCGACGCAAAGGCGGTGTACGAAACAGCGCAAGCATTAAAGCAAGACGATTGGAAAAATGCTGCGTTATCTGCCGTTGGGTTAGTTCCAGTGGTAGGAGATGTAGCTAAGCATGCAGCTAAACGCATTCCTCGTGATTGGCAAGACGTTCCTTTGTCAGCGTCTGCTCGAAGTACTAAACAAGACATGCCGCGTAAGTTCTTAGAGCAACATGGTTATAGTCCCTTGGAACCAGGACAAAAGCCAATGCCAAACACTTACGCCGAGACTGCAGAAGGAAAGCTCCAAGCATTTACGCCAACTGTAGACAGGATGGGACGAGAAACACTAGAAACTAAAACGTTTGACGATTAAAACGCTTACAGAGCCGTCTAGCGGCCTTAGAGAGCGCTGGCGTTCAAGGAAAACCAGGAAAGGACGGACGTGATGGGCAAGACGGAAAAGACGGCAAGGACGGAAAAGATGGTGTGGACGGACGTGACGGCACGGACGGACGCGACGGCGTCGATGGACGCGACGGCACGGATGGAGCAGACGGCGTTGGCATTGCAAACGTTGAGGGCGACGCTGTTGGCAACATTACGGTTACACTTACAGACGGTTCTGAGTACACGGTTGAGGCTCCTATGCTATCCGCTGGCAGCGACCAAACTATTATACACGCTGGAGGACAGATGCCGAGTTATGACGTAAACGATATAGGCCCAGCGCTTCGTCACGTTGAACGAGAAATTCTTAGCACGTATGGCGATAAGGTTTCGTTTGCGGCTAAAGCTAAGAGTCTAAATAAGTTTGGACGTAACACAAACTTAGCGGATGTGCGTGAAACCGTTTGGGAAACTGGTGGTGAAGAAGTGTACGCAACGGCAAACACTATTGATTCTATTGTGTCTACTGAGCCAACCGACGCTACGATAGTTAAAGTTGAAGGACACACAGTAACAGGCACGGGCCAAGACGCACAGTACACGTTTGTCGTACAAGAGATTACGCTTAATGGTACTACTCCGGTTATATTACCGACACCATTAGCTCGCGTGTCTAGGGCATACAACAACAACGCTATTGAGTTTGGCGGTACGATTACTGTGTACGAATCAGGCAATAACGTAGTACATATTACGGTTGATCCAGCTGACAACCAATCGTTTAAAGCCGCAACGACATTTAGCAACACAGATTACTTTGCGCTTAGTCACCTTGAAGCATCAGTTACACGAAAGCAAACAGCCACTGTAGATTTCTTTTTGCAAATACGAGCGCCCGGTAAAGTGTTCCGAACCGTGTATGAAATCACAGCTACTCAGGCGTCAGGCACTATTGAAGCTACGTTTGACCCTCCAGTCATTGTTCCGAAAAACCACGACGTTCGCGTAACAGCAGTTAGCACCGTAGCAGGCACGGGAGTAAACGCAGCATTTGGCGGCTATATTGCCACTGTTGTTTAAAAGTACTTGACATTTGCTTAAAAGTATGCTAAGATAATACACATAGTGTACTAAATGTAAACATATTTGTACACATTACGTCTATTTAGTCAACATAAAAGTACACAGCGCCCGTCAGGAGAACGCATGAAAACTGTAACAGTAGAGCAAGTCGATAAAATCTTAAAGGAAATTAACGCCATTCTTGCAGGTCTAGATGAGCGACTCACGGCACTAGAAGAAGCAAACAAGAAGACACGTGCCAAGGCTTCTGCATAATGGACGAAACTGTTAAGTACTTTGAAGATGCTCGCACTATGTTCGCCACGGACGGCTGGACAGCTTTCATGAAAGAAGTGCAAGCAGCTATTGACATGCTCACTTTAGATGCGGCCAACACGACAGAAGACTTGTGGCTGCTAAAAGGAAAGCTAGAAGCACTGCGTAGCATTGCTGCATACGAAAGTGGCGTGTACGCAGTAGAGAACCAATACGAGTTACAACAGCATGAAAGTGCTGAATGATTATCGCTGCGAGTGCAGCAATGAGTTTGAAGCGTTTGCTAGACGAGACGACATAGTACGGTGCAAGTGTGGCCGTGTAGCTAAACGCATCATTTCGCCTGTGCGGTGTCAGCTTGATGGCACGTCTGGAGACTTTCCCGGCGCTGCTATGAAGTGGGCACGTCAGCATGAGCGAGCAGCCAAGAGCGGGAACTCGTAGCCAGCGAGCCGTTCCACTTACCGACAACCCTTCTAGGACCGGAGATTTAATGTATGGCAACTTTAGTAGACTTACCGTCTGATGACGAAACGGACAACAACGAATACTCAGAGCTTGTAGAAACCGAAGCGCCTGCTGAAGAGCAGCCCGCTGAAGTTGAAGCTAGCGAAGAAGATTCGTTACCCGATAAGTATCGCGGTAAGACAGCCGCTGAACTTGCGGAGATGCACGCTAACCTTGAGCGGTTAATGGGCAAGCAAAGCGAGGAGGTTGGGGAACTACGTAAAGCCTTTGACAAACCGGAGCCAAGCGTCGAAGACGACATCGACTACTGGGCTGACCCGAAGAGCGCTATTGAACGGACATTGCAGAACCACCCGACTATCAAGAACGCCGAGCGCGTTGCTATTGAGATGGCTAAGAAGGAGTCCATTGCGGCACTCCAAAGCGCACATCCCGATATGAAAGAAATCTTGGCAGACGAATCGTTTAAGCAGTGGGTCCAGAAGAGCGAAATACGTACCGCACTGTATCAAGATGCTGACCAGAACTATAATTACAAAGCAGCCAACGAACTCTTTGACCTCTGGAAAGAGCGTAAAGGAATCGTTGAGCAGACTAAGCAGGTCGAGAAAGCAGCTCAGAAACAGGAAGTACGTAAGGCCGCGACGGGTTCGTCACGGTCT